TATAATGATCTTTACCATATGTTAACAGGTTTAATCCAAGTAGTAAAAACTTTAGAAGATGCCCAAATGTGGCCAGGAGGAGCACCAACTACAGATGCGGGGACATCAACAGTAGCAGCAATTACTTCACATACATTAACCACTAGAAGAGATAATTTAAAAAAGATTTTATCTACTAAAGTAAAAACTCTATAATGGCAGATTCAAACAATTTTAGAGTTTTATTAATGACAGGACTAACACCTCCTGATTCATCAAAAACAGCTCAACAACAAGTTGACTATTTTAAAAAAGGTTTTGGGGATGATGTTCCTATAGATCAATATAGCTATAAAAATCCTGTAGGATTAATAGCAGCAATCAAAAAACACCCAGATGCTATTGTGGTTTTATATAGTGCTGGGGGGCAAGAGGCAGCTAAAGTAGCTAAGGTAATACCAACCAAAGAAAAATTATTTGTAGTTGAACCTTGGTGTGGTGAGGATACACAAAGCAGTAAAAGAATTAAAATAATGACTACTGCTATGGCCTCAGGAGTACCTCCTACAAATTTTCAATCTGGTCCTGAAATGAATAGAGGTAAAGGTATCCCAGGATCTACAAAAACACCCACAGGAGATGGTCATTTTGCAGCTTTAACTTATGCAGGAAAAAGAATTAGAAGTATATACCCCGATGGTGTTGTAGAACAAATCGAAGAAGAATATTTAAAAGAACCTACATATGTTGTTTATACTACCAACAGTACAATTACAGGAGATATATATTTCAAACAGGATAAAGAAGGATACTTAGGAGAGCTTTATTTAGTTAATTTCCCCCCTGAAGCTAATATCCCAATAAATGAAACAGGAAAATATTTTTATACTGATTATATAGATGAAGCTAATTTTGATACTTTAAAAAATAATCTTTTAAAAGAAGGTCAAAAATGGTTAGATGATTTAAAATTTTTTGATGGGAATGAGAATATAGATGTAGGTGAACTTAAAATAGGGGTTGAAAATGGAGTTAGATATCAAATTACAGGAGTAGTAGTAGATGAAAAAACACAATTAGGAATAGAAGGAGCCCTTATTAAAGATACTACAGAAAACCCTAGCTCAACTAAATCACAATCAGATGGTTCTTTTATTCTAAATGGTTATTATAAAAAATCTTCATCTACAACACCTTCAACCACATTCCTATCAGGTTCATTTCAATTTGAAGGAGATTTTGAAATATACAATCAATATGATCCAAATGATCCAATGTTTGATAGTTTTGAAGATTGGGAAGAAAATAGAGAACTTGCTATAAATCAATTATCCCCAGATTTACAAGTTCAAGCAAGAAAATCTATTCAAAAAGAAAAAATATTTGGAGTAGAACTAAACAATCTCCCCCCAGCACCTGAATTTACATTAAATGTTTCAGCAGAAGGTTATGGTCAAAAAAGTAATCTATCTCCATTTACTTTATATGGGAAAATTAGATCCACTATGGGGGTTATAAATTTATTATCAAACAAATTAGAATTAGAACAAACTATTTTAGAAGAAACACCTCTAACTGACCCTCAAATGAAGGCTATAGAAATAGCCAAAATGTCTCCTGAAATGGCAATTCAAAAAGCCATGAATAGGATTATTTTAGAAGCAAAAACAAGGTTACTCCCTGCAGTACTAGTTATGATAGGGGAATTTGGGATTACAAATATTCAAGCAGTTTTGGGGAAGTCTTATGAAGACATGAATGCTACTTGTCCCATAGATCCAAGTGAATCTGGAGATAGTTTAGCAAGATTAAATAAATTAATTGAAAGAAAAAATAATTTAACTAGAGCTTTAAATAAAATGTATAATGCTTTAGAAAAAATAGAATTAGGAGTATCTATAGCTGATAAAGCTTTAGTAGCTGCTGAAGTTGTTGTAATAACATTACAAGCTTTAACTGCAATACCCTCATCACTTGCAACTCCCCAACCTTCAATTACATCAAATATAGTAGAAACAATTAAAAGGCAAATAAAAAAATTTAAATTAATAACGGGCTCAACCTTGATGGTGTTAAATATATTAATTCAAATAATTGAAAAAATATTACAATATTTAGCCTTGTTAGATACTTTATTAAATGGATGCATTCAAGACTTTTTAGATGACAACCCAGATGCTGATTTAGCTATTCAACAACAAGTTAGCAATAATTTATTAGAAGCAACTAAAAAACAAGCAGAACAATTATCTCCTGTAGTTACAAATGTAAATGGGTTTGATATGGGGGTTATAACTGAAGATGGTAAAACAGAATTTGATCTTAAAAGAAGAAGAGCAATAGCCAAAAATAAAGCAGGAATAATTATGCTTAAAGGAGAACCTTCATTTTCTTCAAATGATCAAATATTAATAGATGAATTAGTATTTTATATCAAACAAAACGATTTAAAAGCAGAATAATATAATATTTATAAAAAACAGTATATGAAAACCGAGTTACTCAAAAATTTAATTAAAGAAGCAGTTAGGGAAGCGATACAAGAAGAATTAAAGGAAGTTTTATTAGAGGCAGTGAGGGCACCAAAAATTGACACAACTGCATCCTCTAAACCTATCCAAGAAAATAGAACTATTACTTCTACTACTCCACCCCCAGTATCACAAGCAGATAGGAGACAATCTTATCTAGATATTATTGGTGAGACTAAATTAAACTTAACAAGTAAAGACGCACAAACTTTTAACCCAAGAGGTACAGTAGACACAACATCCCCAAATGGTCAATTACCTGCAGGAGAAGTTGGAATGGATCAAATAATGGGATTAATGACAAAATAGAATAATGGCATTTGGAGTACAACAAATATTTCCAATAGACTTTGATAAAAGTGCAGCAGTAGGGGTAGATTTACCCTTTAATGCTCCTGGTGTATTCAAACCTAATTTTACCACAGCAGCGGCTATTAAAAACAATTTAATTAATTATTTTTTAACAAACCCAGGAGAAAGACCACTTAACCCAGAATTTGGGGGAGGTTTAAGAGCATTTATTTTTGAACAGATAACAACAGATAATTTAGATTTTTTAGAAGAAAGAATACAAGATGATTTAAATAATTTTTTCCCCAATGTGGTTATAAATAATTTAGAAATACTTAGACAAGAAGATACAAATATAATTACAGTATCACTAACTTATAGTGTAATTAATACTAATATTAATGGTACACTAGCAATAGACTTTACATAATGGCAACACCCGTAAACAGAGACGTAAAATATTTAGATAGAGATTTTTCAGACATTAGGGCTAAATTAATAGAATTTTCTCAAACATATTTTCCCAACACTTACAATGATTTTTCCCCAACATCCCCAGGAATGATGTTTATGGAACAAGCAGCTTATGTAAGTGATGTAATGTCATTTTATTTAGATAACCAATTACAAGAAACTTTTACTCAGTTTGCAAGGCAAACTAATAACTTATATGAGTTAGCTTATATGTTTGGTTATAAACCTAAAGCAACAGGTGCGGCTCAAGTTGAATTAGAATTATATCAACAAGTTCCCTCTAAATTATCAGGACCAAATGTAGTACCTGATATGGATTATGCTGTAACTGTAGGTGAAAATTCTACGGTAATTTCAAATATAGATAATTCTATTTCATTCTTGATGGAAGATAAATGTGATTTTTCATTTTCAAGTTCATTAGACCCAACAGAAGTTTCAATATATCAAATAGCAGGAACAACCCCTCAATATTACCTTTTAAAAAAAACAAGAAAAGCCATTTCAGCAAATATCAAAACACAAACCTTTTCATTTGGGGCACCTGAACAATTCCAAACAATCAATATTCAAGGTGAGAAAATTATAGGAGTTTTAGATATAACAGACTCAGATGGTAATACATGGTATGAAGTAGATTATTTAGGTCAAGAAATGGTTTATGATAATATTAAAAATACTAATATCCATGATCCTAATGTAACAGATGAAAATGAAGTACCATTTTTACTTAAATTAAAAAAAATACAAAGACGTTTTGCTACTCGTTTAACCTCAGAAAATAATTTACAAATTCAATTTGGGGCAGGTAATCCAAATGATATAGATGAAGAAATAACTCCCAACCCAGATAATGTAGGTATAGGTTTACCTTTTGAAAAAAATAAACTTACAACAGCATATTCCCCAACAAACTTTTTATTTACAAACACTTATGGAATCTCTCCTTCAAGTACTACATTAACTGTAAGATATTTAACAGGGGGGGGAGTAGAATCCAATGTTCCTGTAGGATCTTTAACTTCAATTAATACTAATAATACAAGATTTAATAAAATTAACCTTAACCCTTCCACAGCAAATTATGTTATTAGTTCTTTAGCTGCAAATAATACAAAAGCAGCAGATGGTGGTAGAGCAGGAGATACAGATGAAGAAATTAGACAAAACACTTTAATGCAAATTGCTACTCAACAGAGAACAGTAACATTAGATGATTATATGGTTAGAGCATTAAGTATGCCTGGGGAATATGGTGTAGTAACCAAAACCTATATTGAAAAACCAAAACTAACAGATGAACAAGTTTCTACTATAGAATCTTTAAATATGTTTATTTTATCTCAAAATTCATCAGGACAATTATCTCAAGCATCAACCACATTAAAGAAAAACTTGAGAACCTACCTTAATCAATATAGAATGATAGGGGATAATATTGAAATAAAAGATGCTTTTGTGATAAACATAGGTATAGATTTTGAAATAGTAGTATTGCCTAATTTTATTAATAGCCAAGTAATATTAGCTTGTATAGATTCATTACAAGAATATTTTAATGTTAATAATTGGCAAATGAATCAACCTATTTTAATTAGAGATCTTTATATTAGGTTAGATAGAATAGAAGGAGTTCAAACAGTAAAAAATATTATGTTTTCAAATAAAGCAGGTGAATCCGCGGGCTATTCTAAATATGCATACGATATAGATGGAGCAACTCAAAATCAGGTAATATATCCATCATTAGATCCAAGCATTTTTGAAATTAAATACCCACAACAAGATATTAAAGGTAGAGTAGTACCATTATAAAATTAAATCATGGCAGTTTACAAATTATTCCCATATAAAGACACAACATTATACTCATTATATCCTGATATGAACACAGGGATTGATGCTATTACTTCAATTACAAATTTAAATTTTGCAATAGATTCTCTTCCTCAAGTATCTAGGTTCTTAACTGCTTTTTCTCAAGATGAAATTGAAAGTGTTATTAATGAAAAAATTAATGGAGCTCAATGGGATGTAGATTTAAAATCT